AGACTACCACGGCTTCATCTACGTCTTGGACATCAAGCACTTCAAGACGGACAAGTTGGAGGACTTCTACCTTGCTATCAAGGAGGCCCATATCAAGTGGGGCTTCCAGAAGATACGGGTTGAAGTATCAGCGGGACAGGGTATCGTGGTACGCGAGATCAAGGAACAGTACGCTAGACCTGAGGGGCTGCCAGTTATCTTCGACGAGTTCTCCCCTACTCGCCATGACGGTAAGAAGGAGGATAGAATAAGCGCCGTCCTTGAGCCTCGCTACCGTAGCCGTACTATCAAGCACTACCAAGGTGGTAACTGCCAGACGCTAGAGGAAGAACTTGTTCTAGCTCACCCGGCACATGACGACATCAAAGACGCACTGGCTAACGCCGTGCAGATCAGTTCAGTTCCAACGAAGCGGTTTGGTAAGACTCTTCTTAACCGCAAGCCTAAACAAAGCAACCGATTCGGTGGATGGTAATCTTGCGTAGAGCAATTGACTTTAGTGATTATGCTGGTGGTGACAAGGGTGCAACAACCATTGTCAACCAGTACACGCGTTGGAGGGACGCCCGCAAGGGCTGGGAATCCCAACGTGCAGAGCTTCGTGAGTACGTCTACCAGACTGACACGACAATGACACGCGCAGCCAAGCTGCCGTGGATGAATACAACTACACGCCCCAAGCTGTGCCAGATCAGGGACAACCTGCACGCCAACTACATCTCTGCCCTTAGTCTGGGTGGTAACTTCCTGCACTGGGAAGCTGGTGTAGAGGACGACGCTGAGGAATCCAAGGCCCGTCTGATGACGGCATACGTGAAGACCAAGATGGAGGATAGCAATGCTTTCGACACCATCTCCCAACTTCTGTATGACTATATTGATTTTGGTATTAGCATCGCTGGTGTTGAGTACGTTAATCTTTACAACGTAGACGCCGAGGGCGAGAAGACAGTTATCTACTCCGGCCCTCGTATCGTCCGCTACAATCCTATGGATGTAGTGTTTGACCTCACGGCTTCCAGCTTTGATGCTGCCCCCAAGATCACACGCTCTGTAGTTACCCTTGGTGACTTGAAGCGTATTGAACGGGACTACCCCGAGTATCAATACGACTCTGCTATCATTGCAAAGATGCTGGAGAACCGTCAGAACTTTCACGCTCTGACAGACAAGGAACAGGCAAGGATTAAGTCATTTGCCATTGAAGGGTTCGGGTCTCTCAGTGAATATTACAACTCGGGCTGTGTCGAACTGCTTACGTTTGAAGGCGACTTCTACGATCAAGAGACTGGTGTACTCACAGAGAATGCCGTTATTGTCGTCGCTGACCGTGCTCACGTTATCTCTACTCGAACTAATCCAAGTTGGCTGGGCAAGTCTAATAAGCGAGGGGTTGTCTGGCGACCTCGCCCGGATAATCTGCTTGGCATGGGGCCGCTGGATAATCTCGTTGGCCTTCAGTATCGTATCGACCATCTTGAGAATCTGAAGGCTGATGCCTTCGATCAAGTCGTATACCCAATTGTCAAAGAGAAGGGTCTGGTTCAGGACTGGGAGTATGCTCCCGGTGAGCGTATCAAGATGGGCAATGAGGGTGAAGTAAGTTACCTCATCCCGGACACTACGTTCCTCAATGCTGACACCCAGATTGCCATTCTTGAAAACACAATGGAAGAGATGGCGGGTGCTCCTAAGACAGCTATGGGTATTCGTACCCCCGGCGAAAAGACTGCCTATGAAGTGCAGTCCCTTGAGAACGCAGCAGGCCGTATCTTCCAAGTCAAGATCACGCAGTTTGAGCGTGGTCTGATTGAGCCTGTCATTAACCTCCTGTTGGAGTCAGGCCGCCGTAACATGGACAACCGCACTATCGTGCGCGATACCAGTGACGCTACGGGCGCTCAGATTTACACTGACATCAATAAGGATGACATCGTAGCAACTGGACGCTTGCGCCCTGTGGGTGCTCGGCACTTCGCTGAACGTGCTAAGTTGGTGCAAGAGATGTCGGCGTTCTTCGGCCCCGGTGGCTTAGGTGCCGACCCCGGCGTACGTTCCCACTTCTCAGGAAAGGCTATTGGTAAGTTGTTTAACCGACTGCTCAACCTTGACTACTACTCCTTGTATGCTGAGAACATTCAGGTAACTGAAAGTCTGGAAACAGAATCCATGAAGATGGAAGCCCAGAACCAGTTGCAGAAGACCCAGATGACTGACACAGGTCTGGACGGCGAAGCACAAGGCTTGACTGACGAGCTTGCAGCAGAGCAGCTTGCAGGGGCTGGTATCGACCCAGCCATGCTGGCTTCTATGGGAGGTGCGCCACAATGAAGTATGGCGACACCCTCTACGCTGTCCTCAACGACCCGAAGGTAGACAAGGCAGCCTTTAAGGCTGAACTTGCTTCCTCCAATGTAGTGCGTGCTCTTAAGAACGAACTACAGAACCGAACAACCGCGCTGTTGTCTACGTCCCACAAGGACTACGACAAGGCTAGTTGGTCCCACTACCAAGCCCATAAGAACGGTGAGGTAGATATTCTCAAACAACTCTTAGACCTCTTGAGTTAATTCTTATGGCTGATATTCTTGGGGGCGACCCGAACCCCGTTGTAACACAACCCGCTGACGCTCTATCGACCTTGGTAGGCGAAGGCAAAAAGTTCAAGGACATCGAAGCACTGGCTAAGTCCAAGCTGGAAGCGGATTCTTTCATCGCAAAGCTGACTGATGAAACTACCCAACTCAGGACTGAACTGGAGAAACGTATGAACCTTGAAGAACAGTTGGCCCGTCTCGCTCGTGGTGACAACGCAGATGCCGGAGGCAACCCTCCTCCGGGCACAGATAACCAAGCTGGTGCTACCGTTGCTAAACCCGAAGATGTAGAAGCCCTACTGGACCGTAAGCTGCGTGACCGTGATCTGAATGCTACCAAGCAGGCTAATTTGCGACAAGTGAATGAGTTTCTGTTGAAGCACTTTGGTGACGAGAACAAAGCCAAAGATGCCGTGGCACAGCTTAACGCTTCGCTCGGTATTAACCTGACAGAGCTTGCTTCTGTCTCCCCAGCCGCAGTTACCAAACTGATTGCTGGTGCTCCTTCTGGTAGTGGCCTCCCCGCTGAACATGGCACAGTTAATCTGGGCTTCAACAACGGTGAGGTGCGTAACAAAGCTTACTATGAGAAGCAGCGTCGTGAGATGGGGAACGCACGTTTCTACAACGACAAGCGCCTTCAGGTACAACTCCACAAAGACGCCCAAAAACTGGGCGACGCTTTCTACAATTAAGGTGAATTAAATGGCTGGTATGAACAGCACAAATACGGAGCATCTCCGTCGCGCAGAGGTATGGTCGGGTCAGCTCAAGGACATCCTTGAAGATGAACTGATGGCAAAGGGTTACGTGAACTGGATGTCTGAGTTCCCGGATGGTGACACATTTACTGTGCCCTCCATCGGTCAGGCTGTAGTCCGTAACTACGCAGAAGGTTCTTCGATTCAGTATGACGCTCTTGCAACTGGTGAGTTCCAGTTCTCGATCAGCGAGTACCTGAGTTCTGCAACCTACATCACTAACAAGGCAAAGCAGGATGGTTTCTACATGAACCAGCTTGTCGCTGAGTTCGTGCCATCGCAGGCCCGTGCTATCAATGAGCACGTTGAACGCTCTATCATGAACCTCCAGTCTCAGCAGACTGCGAGTAACAAGAACCTGATTAACGGCGCAGCTCACCGCTTCGTTGCTTCCGGTACTAACGAGACAATGGCTCTGGCTGACTTTGCCAAGGCTCTGTATGCTCTGAAGAAGGCCAACGTTCCTGACGTGAACCTGATTGCAATCGTTGACCCGTCTGTTGAGTACGCTATCAACACACTGTCCAACATTGTGTCCGTGAGCAACAACCCTCGTTGGGAAGGTGTTATTGAATCCTCGATGGCTTCGGGTATGCGCTTCCTGAAGAACATCTACGGCTTCGATGTGTACACCAGCAACTATCTGGCTGATGCCAACGAAACTATCGACGGCAAGACTACTGCCGCTGGTAAGGCTAACCTGTTCTTCTCCGCTGCACCGGGTGTGCTGCCGTTCATTGGCGCATGGCGTCAGATGCCGACAGTGGAATCTGAGTACAACAAGGACGAGCAGCGTGAAGAATATGTCACCACTGCCCGTTACGGTGTGAAGCTGTACCGCCCAGAGAATCTGGTTGTGGTTCTGTCTGACACCGATCAGGTCTAATAGGAGAATAACAAATGGCTAACAACTACACAAACGCCGATGGCCTCGCACTTCGTATCGGTGGCGCTTCGCCACTGACCTACGGTGTGGGTGAGTCGAGCAATCGCGGTTCCGTACACAAGACGATGTATATCGACTTTGACTACGCGAACTACCCAACGTATGACAAGGATGCCAACAATGATGGTACTCTTGACAGCTTCTCTGGTCAGACTCCAGCCATCCCGGCTGGTGCCTCTGTCCTCCGAGCTTTCATGCAGGTCAAGGCCGCTGTAACTGGTGGTACTGCAACGGGTATCGACATTGGTCTGTTCACCAAGGCTGGTGTTGCCATTGATGCTGATGGTATCGCTGCTGCCGCAGGTGCAGGTGGTGTTCTCTCGGGCCTGACTGCCAACACGACTGTTGTGTGTGGTGGCGCTCTGGCTTCTAACGACAACATCGGTACTGCTGATGCGTACATCAAGTTCACTCCGAACGGTACGCTGACTGCTGGTACGGGTCGCCTCGTTATCGAGTACATCCCCGGCAAGCCGTAAGGCTAAGCTATAACAGGAAGGGTCGAAAGACCCTTTTTGTTTTGCTCTTAAGAACAGTGTTAGATGAGAGGCCATATACGTGCTGCAACCTTCTGATTCTCTAGCCACATACCTGAAGACAATGGGTTACAGTGGGTCTGTTAATGACATGCTGTACGCATACCTTATTAGCATCAATGGCCTAACCTTTGGCTCTATCTCTTTAAACGATTTGATACACCGTACTCTGGTAGGTTGGGGCTATACTGGCACACTATCAGATATGATTGCTTCTTTTATGGCCGCTAC